GTGGATCACTTTTTACCCGTTGTTGACAGCTGGCTGTACACCAACAAGCGGATCGGCCAAATCCCGGATAACTCACACCTGCCGGTGCACACGTTCTGGGATATCGGTGTGGGTGACTCCACGGCGATCTGGTTCGTTCGCGAGGTCGGCGAAGAGTTCCACATAATCGACTATTACGAAAGCTCCGGTGAAGGCCTGAGGCACTACATGAAGGTGCTGAAAGACCGCGGCTACGAGTACGGCGAGCACTGGGGCCCGCACGACATTGAGAACCGCGAATTCGGAGCTGATGCCAAATCGCGCAAAGAGCTCGCGCAGGAAGGCTATGAAATCGACGGCCAGGTTTACTCGATGACGTTCAATGTTGTTCCGAAAACGGGTGTCGATACCGGCATTGAGTCGGTGCGTGAAATTCTCCCGTCCTGTGTCTTCGATGAGGATAAATGCGCTGTGGGCATATCTCACCTCGAGGGCTACCGCAAGGAGTGGGACGACAAGCGCGGTTGCTGGAAAGACAAACCGCTTCATGACTTCACATCACACGGTGCTGACGGCTTCCGTTACTTTGCAGTAACGAAGAACAACCACAAGCAGGTCGGCGCAGTATTCTTCTAAGGAGCTCATCAGTGAGTGAACAACAACGCGAGGTTTCATTCCTCGTTAATGCCCTTGCTGATGCTATCGGGCGGCAGCGCATGCTGTACGCAGGCCAGCCGGGAAACACCAAACGCACAAAGTTGTGGGATGAGTTCGGCTATCCAAACAGTCTCGAGTTCGACCGCTACTATCGGGCCTATGAGCGCAACGCGGTGGCGTTTGCCGCCGTTCATAAGCTTCTCGATTCGTGCTGGGTTGATAACCCGACGATCATCGACGGCGACGACGGTAAGGAGTCAACTGAGACAACGGACTGGGAGAAGTCAGCCACTAAGCTGCTGAAGAAGCACTGGACGAAAATTAAGGATGCTGATCGACGCAATCTCGTTGGCCGGTACTCGGCATTGCTCATTCAGTTCCGCGACGGAAGGGAATGGAGTGAACCGGTAGACAGGTCGGTGGTGGTACGGCTGAAAGACAAGGCCATTGTTAAGCTGATCCCCGCGTGGGAATCGCAGATCAAGCCGGGCAACTTCGATACCGACACGCTTTCAGAAACGTACGGCCAGCCAGTTTCGTACAACTTCAACGAGCAGCCCGTAGGTGATGATGGTACGTATGGCCCGGTGCGCGGCGTTACCGTACACCCCGAGCGAATCATCATTCTCTGCGAAGGCTCTGAAGACGAGAACATGCTCTCTGGCGTGCCTTTCCTGCGCGCGGGCTACAACAAACTGCTCGACCTTGAAAAGGTATCTGGCGGTAGTGCCGAAGGGTTCCTGAAGAATGCAAGTCGCCAGCTCGGGATTGCGTTCGATAAGGAGACTAATATTGAGGCGCTTAAAAAGGCGGCCATAGACGCTGGCTACAAAGACCTTGGCGAGGCGCTTAACGACAAAGTCGCCAAGATGAACCGTGGCACGGATGCGGCCCTGGTTATGCAGGCTGGCACGCCGTCTGTTCTCTCCGTTGCGGCGGCAGACCCGTCCCCGACCTGGACAGTGGCCGCCAACGAGTTTGCATCTTCGATTCAATGCCCGTTCACCATACTGTTTGGTCAGCAGACGGGGCGCCTTGCCTCCGATGAGGACAAAACAGACTGGGCTAAGCGCTGTAACGGCCGCCGCTGGGGATTCCAGTCAACGGTGATCGAGAGCGTGCTTGAGCGCTTATGGACGGTTGGTGTCATTGACCCGCCATCATCCGGAGAGGTCACGCTGGCATGGTCAGATCTGCTCGCACCGAGCGAGAAAGAGAAGATTGCCAACATGCAGGCAATGGCCGCAGTAGCGAAAGATACCCAGCAGGCATACGGCACACCGGCAGTGGATGAAAACGAAATCCGCGCGGTGGGCGAGCTGGAACCTCGCAAGGTCGTTCAGCCACCTAACCCTGATAAAAAGCAAACCGATAAGGATCCGCTGACAGATGATGATGACAGCGCAAACCAGAATCGGGACGCCAATCGTACCGCGTAATAAAGCTGACCCGACGCAATCATCGCGACAGGTCAGTCGGATGTTCAACGATATCGAAGATCGGTATCTGAACATCAAGCGCAGGCTTAAGGCTCTGTTTGATCTGCGGCTGACCGGGCAGCAGCGTGAGGCGAACGCACAGCAGTCCTGGATGATGTGCAACAACGAGGGCGCAGAGCCTTCGCTGTATCAGGTCAATGCAGGTAAGTTCATCTACGACATGACCGCTGCTGAACTGGCCGATCTGCTGCAGGTAGTGCAGTCGATTCTGGATGATGAGCTTCTTGATGGCGGAAGCCAGAACCTATGGGCGATGGACTATGTCATTGCAGAGTATGAGCGCGGCACTCTAAACGCCTTCACCAACCTTTCGGTGCAGTCGCAGGTTTACGCGAGTCAGGCGACGCTACAGCAGCTTTTGAGCAGTCCGGGTTATCTGAACCAGATAGCGGCGGCCCGGCTGACAACGTTCAGTGACTGGAAGGTAATCAGCGACACTGCCCGTGGCGACCTGACCAACATCATCACCGATGCTGTAGCGCGCGGAGTTAATCCTCGTGAGACGGCAAGCGTCATCAGCAAGCGCCTCGATGTGTCGATGTCTAAGGCAAAGAACATTGCTCAGACTGAGCAGGTCGGCGCGCTGCGTGAAGCTCAATGGAATGAAACGGACTGGGCTTCCGAGAGGCTCGGGCTGAACACTGGTCTTCTCCATCTTTCTGCGCTGAAGCCTACCACCAGGACAACGCACGCATTCTGGCATGGAAAGGTCAGAACCGTGCAAGAGGTGCGCGACTGGTATGCAGTAGATGGTAATAAATACCACTGCTATTGCAGCCAGATTCCGGTGCTGCTCAACGACGACGGCAGCATATTCAACGAAGGGCTGGCGGACAGATTGGCCAAAGAGAGAAAATCCTGGACAGGGGGGTTATGAGGAAGTTTTCATGAGATAATTCATATTAAACTCTATGAAGGAATAGCTCATGATTGACAATAAATCTTTGGTCCACATTGATATCGGTGGTGATTATCGAATCGGACTGGGAAGGCTTCTGAAGTATGAATTTGATGCTACAGATGGTTCAGGCCAGATAAAAGTCACAATAGAACCTTTTGGAGTTTCTTTCGTGCCGGATGAGCTCTCTCAGATCATTTTAAAGATAGGTACTTTAGTAACGCTATCAATCATTAAGGGACCTAGCGATGAGCATCGAATTCTCAACTTAAGGGGTGTCAATGCCAGTACCACTGAAAGTAATGGCAGTTATATTTGTAATCAACTAACACTCTTGTTTTCAGATCTCTAAGAAATATTAATAAAAGGTCGCTACGGCGGCCTTTTTTATTGCCAGAAATCCACCAATGAGGACCCAGCATGAAACGCAATCGCGTTAACGTGCTGACCGTCGTCAACTCCGCTTCAAACATCACCACTGAAACCATCGACGGCAAGCCACATATCGTGGTTCGCGGCATCACGCCTGTTGTGGACGATATCGTGATGAACCGGAAGTTGTACCCGGCAGCAGAAATCGAAAAGGCCTACAACACGCTTGAGCGAAACCCGATGCCGCTAGGCCACCCGAAGGTTGACGGCAAGCATGTGTCGGCGCGCGATGTCCGGGCGGTGAATGAGTATCACGTCGGGGCCTGGCTACAGAACGTCAGCCATAAAGACGGCAAAGTGACGGGCGATATGTACGTTAACCGCCAGTACGCCGAGTCCAGCGAGAAGGGCAAGCGCCTGATTAACCGTCTGGATGAGATGCTGGCCGGTACCAACTCAGACCCGATCCACATCTCCACCGGCCTGCTGTATTCCGGTATCGCCGCCAACGGCGAGTCGAAGGGCAAAAAGTACAACGAGATCGCCACCAACATGATGTTTGACCATGTGGCTGTGCTGCTCGATGAGCCTGGTGCCGGTACCCCGGAGGATGGCGTGGGCATCTTCGTTAACTCGGAAGGTGATGAGCAACAGATCGAGGTTGCCCGCCTGGCTGACGGAATAGACTGCACCCGCGACGGCCTGCTCAACAAAACCAAATTCTTCTTCACCAATGCCTCCAACTTTTCTTTCGACGATATATCTCGCGCTATCAGCGACAAGCTGCGCGAGGGTGACACCGAAGATAAGTGGCTTTGGCCAGAAACGGTGTGGCCGGACAGCTTCATCTACCACAATGACACCAAATACCTGAAACAGAAGTACCTCATCGATGATGACGGCAAGGCCGTGTTCGTCGGCGAACCTGTAGAAGTCGTGCGCAAACCCACTGAGTACGAGATTAAAACCAACGGAGAGAACGATCCGATGAAAGAACTGATTATCAATGCGCTGCAAGCCGCTGGTAAGCCGACTGAAGGCAAGTCCGACGCCGAGCTGATGGACGCATACAACCAGATGAAGGCCGAAGAAGCCACCGCCAAGAAAAAAGGCGATGAAGAAATCGACCCTGAAACCGGCAAGCCCAAGAAAAAAGAGCAGGCCACCAATAACGAAGAGATGCCAGCGTGGGCGAAAGTCCTTACTGAGCAGGTCACTGCACTAAACAGCCAGATCAATGCCAACTCTGACAAAGAGAAGGGCGAAAAGCGCGCGGCTGTGAAGCTGGCGATGAACATGAGCGATGAAGAAGTCGCAGATCTGGACGGTAAGGCGCTCGACGCGATGTATGCCAAGTGCCAGACCTCTTTCGGCCTGAGCGGTGCATTCCGCAACCAGGCAACCAACACCCAATCAGTCAGCGAAATGCCGGAGTAAAAAATGGCTAAAGACGGAAAGCATATCATCCACGCCGGTGGCGTATTCCCCAATCCGCTGCTTAACCGTGAAGGCGCAGCTGCGGCATCTACTGCACCGGGTACCATTGGCTTCTTCAGTGCAACGGACAAGTTCACTGCCTCTGTGGATGGCAATGAGGCTGCAATTCTCTACGTGGCCAACAAAGACTATCTGCGCTGCCTGTCAGTAGACGACGCTATTCCTGCTGGCGAGCTGGTGGTAGGCATTCAGCCTCTGCCCGGCATGTTCTTAAACGTCCGTGCAGCAGCCGGTACCTACACCAAGGGGCAAGCGCTCTCGATTGCAGACGGCCGAGTCAAAGTGGCTGCTGGCGACGAGTCGGTGCGCTGCTACGTCGAGGAAGACAAATCATACACAGCGGCAGCAGGCGATCTGCTTCGTGTCGTAATCAAGTAAGGAGCAGATATGTTTGTATTCTCCAAGTCTATCGGTGAGAAGACCGGTAACGCCGAAATTAACCAGTGGCAGTTTAATAACCTGCAAAATGAACGTAATGCCAGCGCGCAGGCTGTTGCTGATCTGCTTGCACGAGCCTCCATGGGGCAGTTTGGAAAGCTAGATGCTACAAACGCTGTAGACGATATTCGCCGCCTCTATCGCGCTTTCGATACAACCGTGTTGCAGCAGTTCGAGCCGAACACAGAGTTCACTCTTCTGAATGATCTGATGCATCTTTCCCGTTCAGTGCGTATCGAACAGTCTCGCTATGACTATGCGCGTACCGGTGGTCGCGGCTGGGCTCATACTTCCATGTCCGGACAGGTCGGCGCGGCGCTCGATGCTCGTAGCTACACCTTCGATGGAACCATGGTTCCTATTCACGACTCCGGCTTCAAGTTCGAATGGCGCGACCCGATCTTCAATAGCCCCTCAGCTCTTCAATCCCAGGCTGACGCTCAGCGCGGCTCGGTTGAAGATGTGCAACGTCGCTATGTCGATTACATCTATAACGGCTTCCGCGATAAGGCTGGCAATTTCGCAGTGTTCGACGGGCTTACCTGGAAAGGGTTGCGTGACGATGAGCGTGTAGCGCAGATCGACCTTGGGGCTTCCGGCCTCAACATCGATTTTACCTCTGGCACAGCAACGTCTCAGGACATCCGCGCTGGCGCAATCGCACTGCGTGATCAGATGCGTCGCGTGAACAACCAGTATGCAGAGCAGACCTGGTACGTATCCGGTGAAATCATCTCCAACCTGGAGCGCTATTTCTCCGACAACTTCCAGTCCGGCACGATCATGGATGAAATCCTGAAACTGACCGGTGTTGCGGCGATTAAAGAAGACAGCCAGCTCACAGGTAACGAAATCGTCATCGTTCCACTGAGTGCAGGCGTCATCGCTCCAATCGTCGGCCAGGCTATTGGTACCGTTGCATCTCCGCGCCCTGAGTACAACAGCGACTACATCTGGCGCACCTGGGGTGCAATGGGGTTGATGGTCAAGCAGGACATCAACAACAAATACTCCGTAATTCACGCATCAAGCTAAGGATAAATCATGGCACTGGTAGAAATCGTGGCAAGTAACCTGCACGCCGGTGCCAACCTCCGCAAACTGGAGGTTGGTTCGGTGGTGGATGTGGATGATGCAACAGCAAAGCGTTGGATCGACACTGGCAAGGCGAAGGAGACCGACAAGAAGAAAGGCGAGAAGCTTACCTTCGAAGTGGCTACTCCTTCCGCGCCTGTGGCAGAACTTACCGCTCTGCAAAAGCAACTCGCCGACGCGCTGGAGCAGAACCAAAAGCTAATCGCCGATGGTGAAGCAAAAGACAAGGCTCATGCCGACGCGCTGGCAGCAGAAACCAAACGCGCTGACGAAGCCGAAGCAGCACTGGCTGAAGCAACCAAGAAGGCGAAATAACCATGGCTGACCCAATCACAGCGGCAGACGTGCAGGCGTTCCTCGGTGAATTGGGTTACTCCATCCCGGGCGCGCTGCTGGATCCGATCCTCTGCGTGGTGAACAAGATTATCCCGTGCCTAGATGGCGCGGGTTATGACGAGTGCACCGCGAAGCTGATCCTGATGTACGCCGCCGCGCTAATGGCTACGTCGTCCGGCGCGCGCCGCATCAAATCGCAGGGTGCGCCGTCTGGGGCGTCCCGTTCGTTTGAATATGGCGACGACAGCATTACCTGGTTGCGCGACTCGCTGGCCCGTCTCGATACCAGCGGTTGCACCGGTGAGCTGCCAATCAGCGCCGGTAACAGCGTCGGCTTGTTCATGGTGGTCGGGGGCTGCTGATGACGTACAAATCCGTTAAGCACGACCTGCCGCGCTCGTTCACACGCGTATGGGTGATGACCGACACTGGGCGGGAGACTACCGGCTACGTGAAATCGGATGGCGAGTGGCATATCAACTGCCCGCGTATCCGGGCGACTGGCGCGAAGGTGCTGAGGTGGAAGGAGTGAAATATGGCAACTGTAAAAAGCATGGTTAGCGCATTAAATGTAACCGTGATTTATCGCGTTGCGGGTGAGGTCAAAACATTCAGTGAGTCAGTGGTATCCCCATTGGTTATTGAGCGTTATTTGCAGTTGGAATGTGGCGACGCCATAGGGCTTTTCGTGCCGGTCGGTAAAGGCCAGCAGGTCAATGCTCTGAATATCGAGTGGTTTGAGATTGAGCGCGTTACGGCGCCAAAGGAGTAACCAGTGTCGGCAACAGCAAACTGGTCTTACACCGCCACGGCGACCATCTGGCGAAATCTGGAAGGCAATGACGAATACGGCGACCCGATGGGCTATGCCGAGCCTGAGCAAATCTTCTGCGATTACGAGGGCGGTCTCAGCAAGAAGTTAGCCAGCCTGGGCGCTGAAATCGTCGTCAAGAACACCGTCTGGACAGAGTTTGCGCTGGCGGCGGCGGGTGATTACTTGCTGATTGGCGTATCGACCGAAGCGGACCCGGTTGTCGCCGGTGCCGACGAGGTGCGGCAGGTTATTCGTTACGCCGACACGTTCGAGCGCCTGGCGGATGATTACGCCATCCTGACGGGAGTGTAGGCATGGGCATAAAAGTGAAGGGCATCAGCCAGGCTAAGAAGCACCTGAACGATGTCATCAACGACGTTAAGGGCCGTAAGGTAATTCGCGCGTTGCAGTCGGCGATGATGCTTATCGGCACCCGGGCGGCATATTACACCCCGATCGACACCTCCACGCTGATTAACAGCCAGTTCCGAGAAATCGACGCTGGCGGCGTGCTCATCACCGGGCGCATCGGTTACTCAGCCAACTATGCCGCGTACGTGCACGAAGCGTCAGGCAAGCTGAAAGGCCAGCCGCGCGCGCACTTCGGCGTGACCAGTAACCGATCTGAGTTCGGTCCGCAGAAACCGAAAGAGTTCGGCGGCGGCACCGGAAAGGGCAACTACTGGGATCCGCATGGTGAGCCGCAATTCCTGACCAAGGGCGCAAATGATGAGCGCGATAACATTGACGCGGTGATGCGCAAGGAGCTTTCGCTATGACACCCATGATGCACGAGCGGGTGCGCAACATGTTCGGAGACGCCGGGCTAACGACCGGCTTCACGGTGCAGCAGTTGATGTACGACGACCCGGGCGACTTGTCGAAGGCGATCATGGTTTTCAGGCCAAATGGCGGGTCGAATATTCGAACTAACCTCGGCTCTGAGTATCACGTCCTGGTCGACGTCGTCGGTGCGAAGGACAAGCGCAAAGACGCGCTCAATGCCGTGCAGCGCATCGTCGATTACGTCCAGGCCAACCCCATGGCTGACGATTGCGTCGGCTACATCCAGAACATGGGCGCAATCCCCGCGCCGGTGCTCACAGAAGAAGGGCGAATAGTCTTCCGACTCCAGTTCGCCTGCACTTACGGCGAATAGCCATTCCCAACCAAATAACCCGCTCCGGCGGGTTTTCTTTTATACGTCAAAGAGGAGTTTCACATGGCTAATTGCCAGAACTCGAACGAGCGCCTGTTCGGCGGTGCGGTCGTGCTGGAAGTCGCCGATGGCTGCCCGGACGTCAAACCACTCGAAGGTGAGTGGATGGCGCTGGCCGCTGGTACGTCTAAGGGCTTCGACTTCAACCCTAACTCGGTTACCTCTGATGCGGATGACGGTGGCGGCTATGTCGAGACCATCATCACCAACAGTGATTTCACCATGAGCTTTGAGGGTGAAGTGCGCAAGAAGGACAAGTTGGATCAGTACGGTGTCGGCAAATTCATCAAGTATTTCGCTGATGAGCTGAAGGCCAAGCGCCAGCCTGGGATCTGGGTGCGTATGGACTACGGCCCGGTCGAATTCGTCGGCTACATGAACATCACAGCGCTGAGCTCTGACGGCGGTACCAACGACATCGTCACATTCTCCACCGAGTTCAAAGTCGGCGATGCAACCACCATTGAAGTGAACGAGCTTACTGCGGTGGCGGTGACTGGCGTAACAGTAACTCCGGCTACCAGCACCGGCACGGCGGGCGGTACCAGCACGTTCACGGTGAATATCGCACCAACCGGCGCAACCAACAAAGACTTCACTGTAGCGACTACCGACGCGACCAAAGCAACGGCCGCTGCCTCTGGCAACACTGTTACCGTGACGCGTGTCGCCACCGGCAGTGCGCAGATCATCATCAATACCGAAGACGGCAACTTTGTGGCCGTGCATACGGTTACCGTTACCTAACGGACATTCCAAAGGGCGGCGTGCTGCCCTTGATAATGACCGTTTACTGGAAGGCTTATGACCGCTTTAACAGATATTGGCGAAATCTCCATCAGCGACAGTCGCGAAGGCGGGAAAGATTACCTGTTGCGACCTTCATTTGAGGCAATGGCCAGGATCGGCACGCCGGAAGAGATTGTCCAGACGTACGCCACCATACACGGCAATGACGTTGCTCAGTTGATTGAGGTGTGCGCTGGCACGCTGGGGCGCTTTCCTGAATGGCTGTCTTCTTCGTTTAATCGCGCTGCTGAGAAGCTTTTCTTCGCATCATGGCAGGTTTTGCAGGCCTGCTGTGAGGAGGATTTGACGCCAATGATCGGCGAGTGGAAAGCATGGAGTATCTGCGTTGTCTACCGCCCCGGCCAGATGCCAAAGAACGACATTATCGTGCTGGCTCAGCATCTCATGCAGCACGGTGTAGTCGGAAAAGCCAAGGTTAGGCAGTTACAGCGCCACGAAACCGGCGAGACGACAACGGAGTTTAAGGCGATGGAATATATCGTCGCCGCTCAGACTCATTTCAGGATGAGCGAGGAAGAGGCGGCCAGGCTGACAATGACAAAATTTCAGCTGCTGCTGGCGGCGAAATACCCGGATCAGAAAGGCTTCACACGCGAAGAGTACGACAGTATCGCCGACGAATACCTGGCTAAACAGGCCGCACGCAGGGCTAAAGCAAAGCAATAACCGGAGAATGACATGGCAGGTGAGAAAGACGCCGGTAGCATCGTCTATACAGTAAGCGCTGATATAGCTCCATTACTTCAGGCTGGCCGACAAGCCATTGAGTCGCTTGACGGAATGGGTGATGGCGCAGGTAAAGCCGCCGATAACTTTTCCGGGCTTGAAAAATCTGCTGATAAATCTGGCAAGTCGATCGCAAGGGCTGCGGATGACGCGAGCAATGCAGCCAAAATCATGGAGCGGCTTGGTAACGAAATAGCAGTTCTTGAAGAGGCAAATAAAAATGGTGCCCGCAGCGCTGCCGCCCTCGCAGCTCAAATTGCAGCGTCAGGTGATGCGTCAGAGGCGCAGAGCAGGGAGATTGGAAACCTTGCGGTAAAGCTTTTTGACGTAAAGCAGGCAGCCATCGATGCAGCAAAGGCGAATAGTGATAGTGCTGCTGCTTTCAGAGCATCAGAATCGGCGATCTCATCCCTTGAAGGTGAGTTGTCCGTCCTTAATGCTGAGATGATTGAGGGATCTCGCAGCGCGGCTATTCTGTCTGCCCAAATGAAAGCGGGGAATGGGGCAACTGACGAGCAAAAGGCGCGCATTTCTCAGCTTGCCGGCCAGCTCTATGACCTAAAATCTGCTCAAAATGTGTCAGCAAAAGCATCGTCTGAAGCAGCGAAGCAGGCGGCGCAGCAGGCCAATGACGCGGCAAGATTGCGCTCAATTTCTCTGAGCCTTACGCAGCAGATCGCAGTTCTCAATGAAGAGCAGAAGAATGGCGCGAGAAGTGCGGCAATGTTAGCTGCCAGGCTCCAGGCTGGTTCATCTGCTACTGCGGCTCAAAGAAAAGAAATTGGTGATCTTGCCGGGAAATTATACGACCTCAAACAAGCGCAAAATCAGACAGCAAAATCTTCTGTTGGGTTAAAGACAGGGCTGTCTGCAATAGCTTCCGCGATCGCCGTATCTCAGGTAGTTGATTATGGTAAGCGCTTCCTTGAAGCTGCTGACGCCATGTCTCAAATGCAGGCCAGGATCGAGCGGTTAACTGGCAGCGCCGCGGCAGCCACCCAGACAATGCAGGGTTTGATGCGCATAAGCTCGGCAACGGGCGGATCGCTGCAGGACACCGCGAAGCTGTGGGAAACCCTCAGCACAGCGTTGCGCGATACCGGCGCGACGAACGGCCAGATCATTCAGCTCACCGAAACACTTCAGAAAATCGGGCGTATTGGTGGATCCTCATCCGAGGAAATGGCTAATGCTCTTCGTCAGTTCGGCCAGTCGATCTCCTCTGGCACTATCCGGGCTGAGGAATTCAACTCCATCCTTGAACAAATGCCTGAACTGGCGCGTCAGATTGCCGCGGGGATGGGCGTAAGTATTGGAGAGCTTCGCCAGCTGATGCTGGATGGGAAACTGACTGCTGAAGATGCACTGAACGCCATCCAGAAACAAACCGGCTCAGTAAATGCAGAGTTCGAAAAACTTCCTCGTACTCTGGCTCAAGCCAATAACGCATTGACTAACTCATTCCTGTCGATGATCGACTCAGTTAACCAGGCAACGGGTGCAAGCTCAGGGATGGTAACGGTAATCGACTCGTTAACAGCAGCGTTAGATAGATTGGCAGGCAAAGCTATTTCCGCAGATGCTCAGATCTCTGATCTGAACAGTACGGCAGAAATGTTTAACCGCCGGGCGCGCACCTGGTCCTGGCTTGGACTTGATGGCTGGGAAGCGCAAAACAAAGCCCTGGCCGGGCTGAGCAATAAAGCCGCCATGCTGGTTGGCGATATGGCTGCTGTTTCCAAAGCATCACAGACCGCGGCCAACACAAAGCCGATCGAGATTAAAACGACCAGCTCCGCTACTGGCAGCAAAGCGAAAGGCGGAAAGTCTGCAGCACAGAAAGAGGCTGAGCAGTACGCGAAAGCCCAAGAGTCTGTTAACCAAAAACTGGACGAACTGAAGCAGAAAGCCGAACTGTCAGCGGGAAGTGTTGGGGAATTATCTCGTGCGCAGGCCGTGCTTAATGCGCAGCAGTCTCTCGGTAATGATGCGACACAGGAGCAGGTCATTCTGGCCGGGCAATACGCGGCTAAAGCCTGGGATAACGCCAACGCATTGCGCGCCCAGGCCAAGGCAGAAAAGGAGCGTACTGACGCTGCCAATAAGTTCAGCACCATCCAGGGTAAAACCAGCAAAACTGCCGGACTGGATAGTCAGTATCAGAAAGACATCGCGGATATCCAACAATACGCTCAGCTTTACCCGCAAAAGGTCGGGGAGGCTGAGGCTGCGCGCGCTGCAATCGAGCAGCAATATCGGGATCAGCGCAACGCGGCGATGTGGGAAGAGTGGGCGCAGCAGAACGCGGCCACACAAGCAGCGGCGGCAGCTTTCGATTCACTCGGCTCGGTTGCCAGTAACGCGCTGACAGGAATCATCACAGGCAGCATGTCTGCCAGCGACGCAATGCGCAGTATCGGCATGACGGTGCTAAACAGCGTGGTTAATTCGTTCGTTCAGATGGGTATCGAGTGGGTTAAGTCCGCAATTATGGGACAAGCGGCACAAACGGCTGCTATCGGCACGGTGACGGCAGTGCAGACGGCAGCAGTGGCAACACAGACTGCTACCAGCACAGCGGCGGCGGCAACGACTGCGGCGGCATGGACCCCGGCGGCGATCCTTTCCTCAATAGCCTCAATGGGTACGGCTGCAGCGATCGGTCTCGGCGCGGTGGCCGGCGTTATTGGCGCTAATCTGCTCGGCAAGCGCAAGAATGGCGGCCCGGTGAGTGCAGGCGGAATGTATCAGGTCGGCGAAGGAGGCATGCCGGAGATTTACCAGGCCAGTACCGGTAAGCAGTACATGATACCAGGCGACAACGGCAAGGTGATCAGTAACAAGGATATGACTGCAGGAGGTGGCGGCGGGGTGGTAATCAACATCCAGAACTACACATCATCCTCTGTCGATGCTCAGGCCGGTACAGATGCAAACGGTGGACTTACCGTTGATGTCGTCGTTGCAGACCTGAATAACGGCGGCCCAATCAGTAACGCCATTACCAGCAACATGAACGTTAAACGCACGCCAAGGGGGCAGGGCTGATGCCAATTATCGACTATCCCGACTGGCTGCCGCTGGCGCAGAAGGCCAGCAAAAACATGACGCTCGATACCGGGTTCCTGACCGATCTGCCAGCGGTCGGCCCGGCTATCTTCGAGAACCAAACCGACGACCTGAAGGTGACCTGGTCGTTAACGTGGATATTCACGCTGGCGCAGGAGCGCGGATTCCAGCAGTGGTTGCGCAGCCCGAACTATCTCAACCGGGGCCTGAACTGGTTCCGGATGAATATCAACTTGGGCGGTAGTGGCCTGCAGTTGCAGGAGCTTCACTTCACGCAGATGCCGGTGCAAACCAGTATCGACGGCGGGGTGGTGACCTGGACGGGTACCGTTATTGCGAACCACCTCTACAACGCCGACGACGAATTCGACGACATCATTGTTGAACTGCCGCCGCCGTGGGATTCGTGGCTGGATATCGTTGTCACTGGCTATCCTGACGGGCGCGATCCGGAATCACTACCGAGGGTGCCGTAATGCCGAGCTTCAGGGAGTATAAGCAGCAGCGACCGACGCGCGGGCTGTACGACACCATCACGTTCTACCATCCATCCTTTGGTTACGTCCGCCTGGTCGATAAGCAGTTCTTCCCGAAGGCGCTCGGCGGTCAGACGTATACACCGGCGCGTTTTGAAATCGAAGAGAGCCAGCAGAGCGGCACGCCGGTGATCGACGCCACGGTGAAGTTAGGGCGGCTTTCGTCGGACATCAAAGCGCTGATGAAGCAGTGGAAGGGCGTGGCCCGGCTGACGGCCATCACGGCCACCAGGCAGATCTTCGACAGCGGGGACGTGTCTGTGCCGATTAAGTCCTGGCAGTTATACGTCAAGACAGTGGACATCGACGCTGACTCCGCGTCAGTAACCCTGTCCGTCACCAACCCGCTGAACAACAACATCGGAAGGCTCTATGACCCAACGGAATATACCGGCCTGCAGTACCTCTGATTTTGTTCGGAAGGTGATCGGCGTGCCGTGGGCTAACCGGGCCTGCTCGTTCGATAGGGTCGACTGCTGGGGCTTGTGCGTGCTGTATTACCGGCACGTTCTCGGCATTGAACTGCACCAGACGCCGGACTACGAAGCCGGTGAGGACTTCTTCACCTGCTATCAAAGTGATGTCGTTTTCTGGCGCCCGGTGGATAAGCCGGTCGAGGGTGGGATATTCGTCGGGTACCGCGGCGCGCAACCGGCGCATGTTGGTCTGGTACTGAACCGTCAGGCGCTGCACTCGCGCGGCGAGAACGGAAGCGTACGCATGGACTCGTTGCTGGTAATTCAGCGGGCATTCACCAAAGTGGAGTTTTTCGAATATGGCGCTGGTTGAGATATCAAATTTTCCAGGAACGCCTAAGCTGCGTTGCAGGGTGCCAAATGGCACCCTTTTTTATGACTGGCTGGCGGCCAATGACGCTACCTTTCACCGCGACCTGCTCATCGTCCGTAACGGCATTAAGCTGGACGAAGATGATGAGCTGGCGTTTGAGCTGAGCGAGTTGGACACCATTCAGATTTTCGATCAGCCAAAAGGCATCGTTAGCGACATCCTGAGCCCGATATTCAAAGTCGTCGGAACGGTGTTCGCCTTCCTTGCACCGAAGCCGGCCATCGCAAATACCGGCGGTAACACTGTCGATTCGCCAAACAATAGTCTGACCGGTCAGACAAACACAGCCCGCGTCTATAAAGCCAAGCCGGACATTTACGGACAGGTGCGCTCTTTCCCGGATCTAATTCAGGAATCACTGTTTGAGTACATCAGCACAGGCGTGCGAGATGGCGGCAAGAAGTACGTGACGGAATGGATGTGCATCGGGATCGGTAAGTACGATTACGAGTCTGTGCGATACTCAGAATCGAGCCTGGGGAGTATGGCGGGGGCCGAATACCAGTTCATTCAGCCGGGCGAGGTCATCCCGACTATTAACGAGGGCTACAGCTTCGATGACGTAGACGGGCAGGAAGTCCCGGGCGCGAACCAGGGCGAATCGTTCCCTGTTGAAACCGCGACAGCCAATACAGTGGTCAGCGGCACGTATGCCGGTGGTCAGATAGCTGTGAAAATCGTCAAACAGGCGGAGTTTGACTACTTCATGGGCCTGGTATTGCCGCATGCGGTCACGTTCGACATAAACGTCACTTACGCCACCGCCTCCGGTTCGGTAACTACTGACGCAACGTTCTCCGGCACGCTTGTTTCAGCTGTAGAGACCAACGACGGTGCGGTGATAAACCCGGTCCGCTGGTACACCTTCACAATGAGCGATTTGGATGGCCCGCCTGATATCCCCGCTACCGCAACGATCAACACGACAAAGTTCGTGCTGAACGATAACGAGGCGCTGGTCGTCGGCCCATTCTTCTCACCTGTCGAATCAACGCAGTTGTGGATCCACACGCAAAGCAGCCTCGGTCCGAAGAAGCAGACAAACTGGAAGGTTGTGTTGTGGAAAATTGATGACGACTACAACATGATCCCCGGCACCCAGCAGACGCTGACGTTCCAGCAAACAACCTGGCACAAGCAAGACAGCGAGACGTTCTACCGGACCGACAAGATAGTGCCGAGCGGCGGTTTCGGGAAGTACGCCATTAACCTGCAGCGCACCGATAACTCTGGTGATGCGTCGATACTCAAACTTGAGGAAATCCACGCCGTAAACGTGCGCACAAACGTTGTCCATCCAACCGATACGCTAGTGCGCGTGAAAGTGAGGGCTACAGAGAACGCGCTGGGCAGCCGGGACCGCAAATACAACGCCCTGGTGACGCGTCACACCATCACGTACGACCTGGACACGCAGACAGTGGATTACACGCTGCGGCCGTCGCGCTCGTTCGCTGATGCGGTGGCGCACACCTGGCTGATTATGGGTGAGCAGCCTGTTAGCAGCATTGACCTCTACGGACTGTATTCGATTGCTGAAAGCCTGCCTGATGAGCGCCTAGGTTACTTCGACTACACGTTTGATGACGAGAACGACTCGCTGGGCGACCGCGTGCAGGCGATCTGCAATGCGGCAAGCGTTGTTGCGTACTGGGACGACGGCGTGCTGACGTTTACTCGTGACCAGAAGGTTGACTATCCGGCTGCCGTATTCAACCGGGCCAACATGAAGACGGACGAGTACAAAATGACGTACGAAGCCACTCTTCCAGGTGGCTACGACGGCGTGCAGGTGTCTTACGTTCACCCGACGACGAACAACAAGACATACATCAACTACCGCGTGCTGAACGGCGCTATCGTCGAACAGGAAGCTGAGAATCCGAACAAGCTGGAAATCGTTGGTTTCCGTAACGAGTACCAGGCGCGGGAACGCGCTTTGCGCGAAACGAAGCGACTTATTTACTCCAGGGTGAAGATGAACGCCAAAGTGTTCGAAGACGGCATTATCCAGGTTGGCAGCGTCATTCAGATGCCGGACATCTACGACAGCAACCAGCAGCAGGGTTACATCACCGGCCGTTCCGGGAATGACTTCGATACCAGTGAGCCGATCACGTTTGCCGGCTCGATGTATGTGCTTGTTACCGACAGCCTGGGTAATCCGACCCTACGTTATCCGGCGACGGCCCGCAGCGATACGAAGTACGGCTTCACCGCGGCAATACCCGACATTCAGCTCAACATATGGAACGGAGACACTGTGCAGCTTCCGTCGCGCTATCTCATTGCGAAAGTGGAAGAACTGGACAGCCAGCTATGGAAGGTCAGCAGCATCAAGCCCAACACAGATAACACTGTATCTCTGACTGTCGCGGAGTATAGCGACGCCATTTACGAATAAGAACCGTCCCCGACCACCAAGACCCGGCCAACGTGCCGGTTTTTTTTATGGAATAAATATGACTACTCAACCGACCAATCTGCCAGTTCCAAGTGAATCGCCACGAGACCTTAAGTTTAACGCCGGGAAAATTGACGAATTTGTCACTTCTATGGCACTTCAGTACATCGATCGTTTTGGTCATTCACATTACACGATTGAAGGTCTGAAACAGCTCGTACTCCAGCAGATCTACAATCTCGGATGGAACCCGGTTGGTTCGTTCCAGGATGGAGCTACTCTGAATGCCGCAGGTGACATTATTCAGGATGAATCAACAGGTGTCTGGTACCGCTGGGATAACCTGAGCACATTACCAAAGACGGTTCCTTCGGGTTCAACACCAGGGTCAACAGGTGGCGTGGGCGAAGGGAAATGGCTTGCTGTCGACGTGAGTGATGTACTTCGAAAAGATCTTGCGAAGGCTGATGGGGAGAAATTAATAGGCGAGTGTCAAACTATCGATGCCCTTCGGTTAATAGAACCAAGCTATGATAAGCAAAGAATAACTTTACGTGAGCATGCAGCAGGAACAGGTAAAGGTGGGGGACAATTCCGAGCGGTGCTATCTGGTGGGTTATACACTGATAATAATGGAACAATTATTAAAACAGCCGGTGGGGCAGCATGGCTTAGAATTAATGCTGACGTATTAAATCCGTTAATGTTTGGCGCTTTAGGTGATGGAGTGGCAATTGATACCACCGCTCTGCAGGGCATGTTCAACGCCTCCTCGCAGCTTCCATACACTAAGGTAAGAATTCCTGCCGGGGTTTATCTCACTGCCGGACTGACGATTTCTGCTAATTCGTTAGTAATTGAAGGTGATGGAAAGTACCCAGGTAAATCTGGAACGACGGTACGAGCAGTTGCAGCCAGTACTACTATCTTCACCTTCACTGGATATGGAACGCGTCTGACTAAGATGCATATTGAAGGATTCGAAAATACCAACACTTTCGGTGCGAACGCGACGTGTACCGCAGGGATATACCAGCGTTCAACAGCTGATATTGATTGTTTTGCTGACGATCTCGTTATCAGCAACATGAAGTTTGGGTTAAAAGGCATCGGGCGTAACCTTACACAGGAAAATATCCTTTATTCGAACACGATATTCCCTATCACTCTGCAGTATTTCCCGGGTGAGCAATTCCGCGGTCATATTATCCGGAACGTCAGATTTCACTCATGCGGCGGGGATGATGCAAACACAAACACAACCGATACCTCTCGTGCGGGTAGTGTATGCATAAACCTGGTCGTTAACCCTGCGACAGGCACCCTGGCTGATAACTACGCCGGGAATATCTCTATTACTGACATCATCATGGATGGCGGATGCTTCCAGCTATTCAAGGGGTCGTTCAGCCGCGGGAGTGTGATGAATGGTGTATCAATGCTACGAGCAGGGGGGGCGGGGGCAATCATTATCAAGATCGATAATAGCCCACGTGCAGCAGATACCGCTTCGGACGGGTTCACGCTTAGCAATATCAACCTTGGCAATGACCTGAATTACAGCTCAACGCTATTGCAGCAGCCAGATACAGCCCTCTCGCTTATTGGCTGTAAAGGTGGTGTAGTAACCAGCTCGTTATTCAGTAAAATGCTAAAGCACGGCATTACGCTTAGCAACTGTGAGTCTGTTCTTCTTGACGATATCCAGTTAAAGAACCCGGGTTTTTCGGTTACAAATGACGGGGTTATTTACGATGCGGTGAACCTCGATGCAACCTGCGCCAATATCCTTATCGGTACTCTCAACGTTCGCTGTACCCAGGCTGTAACTCAATTAAGGAGTATCGTTAACAGCGCCGGGACTGCCCATTTCTGCGGGGAGCCATTGATTGCGGGTAACTATCAAAATTTGGTTCTTGAAACGGGGAGTGGTCGCGTAACTGGTAACTGGATGTCAGGTGCGCTGGCCTCGAAGAAAAAAATTGTATACGCCTCAGCCCTGAGCACCATCCCTGACGGCAACTACTCCGTCAATGACGAGGTTCACTATCAGCCACTTCCAACTTCCGGTTCTGCTTACAAGGGAGCTGTTTGCGTTACCGCAGGAACTAAGGCAACTGCTGTTTGGCGTAACTTTGGTGCGTTAGTATAA